CATAATCGGAATCTTTTTGTTTGAAAATTTTAAAAGCATCTTCTTGTTCTTTTTTCCTAATTTCAGTTTTTTGTATGTTTTCTTCGAATGAATCTGTAGATATAACAGTTTTTTTAAAATCATTGTCTAAATTTTTCAAAGATTCTTCATACTCTTCAAGAATATTGGCTAAATTTTTTCTTTTTTGATTATTATCTTTTTCTGTTTGGATACTTTCATTGATTGTAGCTATGTTTTTTTGAACTTTCGCTTTTTTGATTAACCAATTTTCCTTTTCTTTATTATTTTCAATCAATATTAACTTGAAATTAGATAATTTACTTTCTATCTCATCTTTTTTAGAAGTAATATATTGTATATGATCGTGTGTTACGTCTTGGAAACACTTATCACATTTTGTGATACCATCTACAGAATTCAGTTTACTTAAATCTTCAGTTAAGTTACTGATATCCTTCGTCAATTCAATTTTTTTTATTTGTAAATTTCCAATTTTGGCATCAATCTTATTCCATACATCTTCCAACTTTAAATATTGATGATTTAAATCATCAATATTTTCATTTTTTAATAATTCTGAAATTTTTGTTTTTATATTTTGAATTTTATTATTGATTTCATTCTTTCTAGTATTCAAAAACTCTTCACATTCGTCTGCTTGTTTCTGTATGCTGATCAATTGATCTTTATAGGCATCGATTGATGTTTTTAATTCCTCTATACGAGCATTTGATATATTAATATCACTCTTATTCTCACTTATATGTTTTTTGAGGTCTTTTAACATCAATCCAAACACCTCTATATTAAAAATATCTTCAATAAATTTGCGTTTTTCTGCTGCGTTTTTCAACATAAATGGCGTTGTGTCACTTAATGTCATTATATCGCAACTTTTATGAATTATTGAGTTAGTCCCAAGCAAATCACATATATATTTGTTAGTATTTGCAATGCTATCTCTTGTTATATCTTCATTGCCTTTCCAAAGTTCAACTTTTGTTGGTTTAACCTGTCTAATTATTCTATAAGACTGCGTTTCTGTTGAAGATTCAATACCAAACTGCAATTCAACACGCCCCTTGCCTTTTGTTATGTTGTTTACAATGTATTCATTCTTAATTTTACCAATTGTTTCTCCAAAAAGTGCATAAAAGTATGCAGACATAATGGAACTTTTACCAACTGCATTTTTTCTGTCTGGGTTATCTATATTCTGCCCAGTTATGAGATTTAGACCTTTATTAAATTCAATCTCAATTGTATCATTACCGATACTAAGAAAATTTTGTATTATTAATTTGTTATATCTAATTTTTTTCATTAGTTTTTATTATTTTTGTATAACTCTTCGTTAATTTCTTTAACTCTTTTCAATTGATCTTCATCTAACCCTAATTGTTCATAAAATTCATCAAACATTTCTTTAATATTGATAGAATCTACACTTTCAACATCATTTAATGACTTATTAGTAACATTATAATCTATAGTTAATTGCCATGGTTTTAATTTATTGAGTAAATTTGTTACTTTTTCTAACTTAACATCATCAACTTCTTCATCAACCACTAATTTAACAATGTTATTTTTAATACTCTTAACATCCAAAGATTTTATTTTACTAATATATGTTTTTATAAACCTTGGGGATACTTCATTTTCAAAAAAATTAAGAGAACCATTCTCTACATCGAGAATATGATATCCTTTTATATTTGCTTCATCTGAAAAATCCAAAGGAAAACAACTTCCAACATAATGGATGTTACCTTCTTTATATTTTTTGCTATTTCTGTTATGAAAATGTCCAGAGAATATAGCATTTGCACCATTTGAAAGCATATCTAATGGATTTAACCCATGATTACATACTGTATAATTGTTCATTTTAAATGTTTGTATTTCAAAATGACCAAATATATAATCATATGAATTGTCTGGAATGTTATTATTCCAAGGAACCATTAAAAAACGCTTATTGAATGCTTCAAATTCTAAGTTTTTATCAATTAATGTAATATTATTATAACCACGAACCAATCCTAGACTATGGACATCACTTCTATTCTTGTAATATGCATCATGGTTTCCAATAATCATGAAAAGATTAAAATTTTTAAACTTTTCTATAATTTGTGAAGCAATATGAATAGTTTGAACACTAATCTCAGTTCTATTATCGAAAAAATCTCCTAAAAATAAAATATCTTTTATTTTTTTTTGATTTAATTCATTTATAATCCAATCTGTCCATTTTAAAGCAGTATCGTGCCATTTTTCTGAATTTCCATATACTCCTAGATGAAGATCACTAAAAATTGCAACATTTGTTTTCTTTATCATAATAATGATGTGTTATTTTAGAACATTAATTAAAATTTTCAGAAAAATTATCATCATCTGAAAATCCAGATGGTTTTGTATATACATTTCCTTCAGATTCAATCATATTTTGTTCATATAACATCCGTTTATACTCTTCCAATCCCTCATGTTGTCTGTTTTCTTTCTTTATTCTATTAGTAAATGCATTCCATGCTATCTGATTAAAGTAACTGAATGGATTATATCCTGAATCCATGTTATATTTCTTACCTTCAAGAGCTGCATACATTTTAATAACAGCATCACCGACCATTTCTTCTTTCCAAGATTTTGTATAATTAATAAATCTCCAATTATAACTTAATCCTTCTGCAATTTTAACTACATTTACAGCTAATATATCTGTCATTTTATCACTATCATAATATTCTTGAATTTGTCTTTTAAAATCATTAGAATTTACGTATATACTTGCTTTTATTTCTGGATTAATTTTCATAAATTTATTTGTATTTCTTTATATGATATCTGCTCATCATTATAAATTTGTTTTCTTTCATCAGCATGATTAGTTGAATATTTTAAATTGTCGTATATGTCAAAAATTACAAGTTTTGATTTTTTTTCATGTAACCTCAATCCTCTTCCAATTCCTTGTACTATACGAACAAAACTTTTCCCACCAGAAGCAAATACAATATTATGTAAATTTTTAATATTGATTCCTGTTGAAAATATACTACTCATTGCAATACATACTATGTTATCACACTTCTCCATGTTTGCAACAACCTCATTTCTTTCATCTAATTCAACGTCACCTTTGATAAAAACGACATCTTTATTTTGAATATTATTCAAACAATTCAACAAAGCTTCCCCATGTTCAAGGTGATTTACTAGAATCAACGTATTGTTTTGAAGTTTAGAAATAATTTTAAAAATAATATTGTTTCTTTTTTCTGAATTATACAAATAAGAAAGCTCTGCAAGATAATCCTCGGTAGGTGTTTTGTCTTTATTTTTACTTTTTTTAGGAATATCTTTAGGACAATGATTAAGTGCAATCATTTTAACAACAACATCACTTAGAACGTTATCATCACGTAACTCTTTGCTATTCTTTTCAAATAATAAAGGACCAAAAATTCCTAATATTTTCCATACATCGTATTGATCTTTTGGAAGTGTTCCAGTAAAACCAAAGCGGTTCGGTGTTTTTATTTTGTTTATTATTTTTGATATCTTACTTGTACCAGAACATCTATGACATTCATCAACTATAATCAAATCCACATCCTTTATCCATGGATTTTCATCAAATTTAGATACTAAATTTTCAGAATTAACTATCACAACATCTGAATGTTGTAACTTATTAGTTCCTGTCCACCCTGAATATGTGAAATTAACATTATAAGATTCAAAATCTTTCTGTAATTGAGACACTAATGATATTCCAGGCACTACAACTACAACTCTGTAAGATTGTTTGGTTCTGTTTATCCAAAAATTTTCAATTAAAGATGCTATACAGAAACTTTTCCCAGAACCTGTAGCACTTTTAATTGTACCTCTTCCATATTTTAAACATAATTTAACAATTTCCATTTGGAAATCTCTATGTGGAAATGTGAATCCATCAAATATAGATTCGATTTTAATTCCACAGTTTAAAAATTCTTTAAATTCTTCAGTATATTCAATATTTGTATATTGTTCTTGAATTAAAATGTTGATTATTTCTTTATAAAGACCGAAATCAAACTTCCCAAATTTATCGATTGCATATTTTCTATCTGGAATACGTCTTCCATATTTTTTAGCAAATTTAGCAGCGTCATTTTTAACACTTAATTTGTTTTTTATGCAATAAAACGTGGCCTGATCGCATATGATCAGACCCTTATTAGTTTTTGCATCATAATGCAATTTAATCAAAATTAATTAAAGAGTGATTAATATCACTCGCAATCAATTCAAATTCCTGTATGTATGGAACTTCTATTATCATTCTTGTAATTGTATAAATTTTAATATATTTTCAAAATCTTTTGCGATATACTTCACGCAATCGTAAATTCTTTCGAGCTGTTTGAAGTTTAGTTTCAAATCTTCTATTTTTAGATTTAGAATTTCCACATCATTATCTTGTACTTTATCCAAAGTTGATTTATTTAAATCAACTTCCGATTTGTTTATTAAATTCTGTTGTAAATTTTTTACAGTATACTTTTTTCTCAGTTCAAGATTTCTTATTTCTTGTTCAGTTTCAGATAATGTATTTGCCCAGTATGATTTCTCTCCTGGAACTCGATTAAGTTTTTCTCCAAGAGTAAGCAAATCAATATTGGATGCAAACTCTGTATATTTTTTTGTATAGAATTTTCTTTTTTCAGAATTATTCATAATCAATTATTCTTTTATTATAAATAATAATATGAAAATGTCAAGAGTAGATGATGGAAATTTAGAAAATATTTATTTAGAAATGACATCAGTTGGCGTAGTTGGTCCAGTTACATCCGTTGTAACTGATTTAGGAACATCAAATAAAGATTCGTATGCTGAAAATGATACTAGAATTGTAAAAGGATCAAAGAAGAAAAAAGGTAAACCTCAAATAGCTAGAAGAAATCTATCATTTGACAGTACATTAGATTATCAAACTCCTGAAGTTAAATCTATTATTAAAAATACTAGAAAATAATATATCACCACTTGACAAATGAAAAAACCATATTACATATGGGTGGTGGGTGGGATTATTAATATAATAATATAATAATATAATATAATATAATAATATAATATAATATAATAATATAATTATTGTATTATTATTATTAATATATAATTATATATATATATATATATATGTTAAATTGGATAAATTTACCTGATGAAACTATTAATTTTCATGGTTTTGTATACATTATAACT